TAGCTCGAATACTTCTGGCAGGATTTGCACTTGTTAATCCAAATGCCATCGCTATCTGCTGTTGCCTCTGGATGGAAGTTTTCGCTCCCGCAATATGGGCATCCGTTAGACACTTACGATCTCCGTTGTTTCTACGATTATTTCCTTCATTGCTTGAGCGTCCTGCTGTCTTGCTAATTGCAATGCGCTTGTGATGGTGTCGGTCTTATCGAAAAATCCGGCATCTGCAGAAACGTAAAGAGCCGGTGATGTATTTGCTATTTTTAATGCGTACATTTTAGGTAGTTCCTGTTTTCTCTTTCATGAAAGTTACCTGCTGATATTGAACCGATCCAGGCTCGGTATCATCCCAAGTATTCTGATCGTATTCCGCCCAATATTTTGCGTTCTGATTGTCTTCGGCATCGAGCGTAATGTTCCGTCTAAATCTAACTGTAACATCAAATCTATCTAGCTGAACTCCGCCTTCGTTTCCTACGTCGGTGTCGGTTAATACCGCCTGTTGTGCTTTTACTTTTTCGGCATCTTCCATATCGATAACGTCTTGCTCGCCTAATTGTTTGGCGTGCTGTACGTTTTTAGCGTCGATACTGATGATGCGTCGCTGTTGAATTCTTACTGAATATCTATTGAGAAATGCCATTTGCTTGTTGCTCCGATCTCAATGGAAAAACAGACCGGCGAACCGGCCTGCTCCGTTTCCTGCTTTCCGATTACTAAACCGGTGTTAAATCGCCACCAATAATCGCCGCTGGTTTTTCCACTGTCAAAGCTAATCTTCGTTCTGCTCGAACTGTGATTAAGTTTGTTGTGAAGTTATCAGCATCTGAATCGGATAGCTCAATTGCTACGCCGCTTCGGTTGTGGATTGTTGATGCTTGGTCAAATGCCCCGACCAAGAATTGATCCGCCGTAATGCCGAATGATTGAACTACCGGTAAACCGAATAGCGTTGGTTGGCCCGCCGCTGTTGTGCTTACTCGAACTTGGTTACCCACCTCTTGGAAAAGGTCGATCTCCATTGATGCCCAATCTAGCGGGTTCATTAGAATCGCGTTCGGTGCGTAGCCTGTGTTCATTAATGTACCGATGATTTGTCGGATTAATGAAAACTTCTTAAGCACTGAACCTAAACCTGCATCCGCGATACCGTGAGCCGTGAAATTGCCCGTGTCCAATAAACCGGAAATATTCGGTGCAACACCATTGCCTGCTCCCAATTGAGATTCCACTCGGTGGTCTACGCCGTAGGCCATTCGTGTATTAACGTAAGCGGCTAATGCTGGTGCGTCTTCCGCCAACTGCTTGGAAATTTTAATCCAATGAGCAACTGTTGAAATCGGCATGCTAACTAGCGCCCATGTTAAAGCTGATTCGCCCTTCTCAGTACCTTCCGTTGCTTCCGCTGCCGAGTTCGTGAAAGATGCTTCCTTCGTGAATTCGATTGCATTGCTCGATGTTGGTAATGATGGAATTAAATCTTCCAAAGTGAATTGCTGGAATGCTCCGCCAACGATGCCCGATTTACGATCCGGTGCTACGTTTGTGTCGCTTCCTGTCAACGTATTATTCTGAACTTCGAAGCGTGCTTTTTGTGTGTTGCCTGCTAAGAATTGTCCGTATGAAGCTGAATCAACGAATTGCTTGCCCCAACTTGAAAGCGGTTTATCTTCGCCTTCGGCTGTTGATTTTTGCTCCATCGCTAAAAGACGGTCCGCAATTGAACGCTGATCTTCGCCAATTTTATCTAGCGCTGTCATTGTCTCGGCACTTATCTTGCCGTTTTCTTTTTGCTCGCCTTCCGCTTTATCCTGGAACATCTTGAAGGATGCTTCGATTCCTTCGATCTGTTTAATTACTGCTTCAATACCCATTGTTTTATCCTCGAAAAATTTTAAATTTCCGGCTGGTTGCCGGTTCTTTGCATCTAAATAACCATATTCTCTACGCGGGAAAGCGCATTTTTTAACTGGTCAAGTTCTTTTTCGCTTGGGATATCGCCAGAATCACTCTGGAAAATAGCTTTTGCGCGGGATGCCAATGCTGTTGCCGTCCCTTTCGATACGCCACCTGAATCTCTCAGGAATCGTTCAAATTCTTTTGCCGAATCGATGTTCTCGATTTCGTCATAATTATTATCGACCGGCATTGTTTTAAAGTATTTGGTAAACGCCGCCGCCTTCGCCGCTACATTTATGCCGTCCGTAATGGTGTCGATAAATCCGGCATCCAATGCGTCCGCCGAACTTAGCCATGTTTCGTCATCCATCATTTCTGATATTTCGCCGGTTTCTTTGCCGGTCCGCTTAACGTAAATGTTGATCAGCGATGATTGGATCTTATCTAGCGTATCCGCCACTGCTCGCATTTCTTCGGAATCGCCCATAGCGAAGGTGTACGGATTGTGGATCATAACGAAAGCATCTTCTGGCATGGAGATTGTGTCGCCTGCCATCAAAACTATCGAAGCCGCCGAAGCCGCTAATCCTGCAACGTGCGCGTGGACTTTTGCTGGATGTGAAATCAATGCGTTGTAAATTGCCAATCCGTCCAATGCGTTGCCGCCTGGAGAATGGATTGAAAGATTTATCGACTTCGCGCCTGCGTTGGCTTTTAGGTCAGCAATAAATGCGGATGCTGAAATTCCCCAAATGCCTATTTCGTCATGCAATGAAATATCGAGAACTTCGCTTGTTTTGTTTTTGATCTCATACCAAGATTTCATGATGTGGTTTCCTCGCCTAGCTTATCTAGTGGGGTTAAGTTTAACTGGACCGTTAAAATATCACCACCCGCCTCTTTTGGCAGGTTTTCTTTTTGTCTGATTTCGTTTCTGGTCATCAGTCCATTTTGGGCCATCTTGCTATAAAATTCTGCTCGGCCTGCACTGTCTGTTCGCAGTAGTCCGTCGAAATTAAACTCTATCTGATATTGCCGTCTTTCCGCTGGTGTTAGCAATGCTTTAGTTAACGCGTGCTCCCATCTGGAAAGGTATGGTCTTAAATTTAATTGGTAAAAACCAAGCATCAATTGCTCGATTCCTGAACCCCATGCCGTTGTCGCTCCGGTGTCGTTTATTAAAATTGACGGCACTCCAAAGAATCTCGCTATGTCTTCCACTTGGAACTTCCGTGTTTCCAACATTTGCATGTCGTCCGGATTTATTTGAACTGCTTGGTATTGCATTCCCGCCTCAAGCACCATTAGCCGGTGGTCGTTTTCTGGTCCTTCAACTAATTTGGTAAATGTTTTCCGCAGTGTCTTCCTCTGGTCGTCGGTCAATAATTTATCCAACGTCAGGATTCCGGAAGGTTTCCCTCCGTTGCTGAAAAATTTCTGGTTATATGATTCTGCCGAGCCTGCAGTCCCGATCGCGTTCCCTGCATATTCTAGCGGCGAAAGTCCGACCGTTCCGTTTCCGAATAATTTGATATGCAAAATACTGGTGTCTGAATAAATAATCGTATTGTTGTCTTTCGCGTATTCAAAAACCATTGTGCCGTCTTCCATTACCACGGGCCTCATTTGGCTTGATGATAATGGCCATAATGCGATTATTCGATTCCCGCTCCGCTCTATTCGTGCGTATGCATTTCCCTGCAAAACTAAATTGAGCATCATCGTTTCTCGGAACTCTTGGCTGGTCATTCTGGAGTTTGGCTGATCATGAAGGATTGTATATAAATCCGTGTCCGCCTTGCTTCGCGTTCCGTCCCCGTCCTTTTCATAAACCATGAGCGGGAGAGATCCTAATGTTTCCGCCAGTATTCTCGCGCAAGCCCAAACCGTTGAAACCTGCAGAGCGGTATCTTGCGTAACCGTTATTGCTCGGCCCACCGGATTTGATGCTGGTGTGGTTATTTGGTCGCCTGAATTATCTCGCGTGCTGTTGGTGTTCCAAAGTCCACCGAAAAAACTTCTTATTCCCATTACATTATCACCGGATTATTTATGAATTCGTCGAATGAACCTTGATCGTCTTGTGTAGCTATCATTCGTCCTATGGCCATAATTGTCGCAACTACGCCATCTATCTTGTTTTCTGGAAACTCTTTTCGCGGGTAAATGTTTTCCTTCGCGTCGGTATGGCAAACCACATTGCTTATCATCCAAGTTAGCACTGGGCAATTCGCGTGGATTAATCTTCGCTGGAGGATTAGCGCCTCGAATTCTTTCATGGCTTCGCTCATATTTTGCACCGTTTGCCTGAATTCTACCGTTGGTAAACCTTCTTCGGCAAGCCGTTGCATAATATATGATGCCTGCCACGGATCGAAAGCCGCATCCTGAACGTTGTATTCCGAAGCGAGCGCACGAATCTCATCCTCGATAAATGAAAAGTCCGTAACATTTCCAGGCGTGGTTATCAGTCTGCCTTCTCTGGCCCAACCGGAATATTGGCTGTTCCTTCCATCTTGGCACGCTTCCTCATTCAGAAAGTTCTTTACGAAAAGATAAAACTTATTATCCTTTTCAAATAAAACCGCCATCGATGCGATATCTGTTTTGCTCGCCAAGTCGGTTGCTATCCAACATCGTTCTCCGGCGAAGTCTTCCATCGCGAATTGGCCTCCGCAAGACTCCCATGCCCTCATGTCCATCCAGCTTGTGTCCGCGTTAACCCAAATATTTAAATGCTTCGTAAGGAAATTATTTTGAGCCGCTGCCATCTCTAATGCTTTTCTGGCTTTCCTTCGGATGTCATCTGGGTTTACCGATATTCCCCAATTCGGATTTGCTTTGATCCAGCTTTCCTCATCGGTCCAATCGTCATCTTTATCGATCGTATAAATGATTCCAAAATACTCATCGTCCTGAACGGCCTTGTTTAAAATCTTGAGAACGTATGCGCGCTGTTCGTAGCAGATTCCTGCTCGGTTAAATCCTGATGTGGTTATGGCCCAGATTAGTGGTTGCGTTCGTGATCCGGTCGCTGTTTCTAGCACATCCCAAACGTCCCGAATCTTATGCGCGTGCAGTTCGTCGATTATTGAGCCGTGAACATTAAGGCCATCTAGGTTTCCGCCTTGATCGCGGGCCAATGCCTTCATGGTGGATGATGTTTTTTCCTGAAATATCGCGTGCGAACTGGTGTCGAACCCTTGTTTTTGCAAGCCTGGCGAACGCTGAACCATCAATTTGGCGTCTTGGAATACGATTCGCGCCTGATCTCTGGTGGTCGCGGCACTGTAAACCTCTGCTCCGCCTTCGTCATCCATCCCCAAAAGATATAAAGCCACCCCGCTGGATAATGTACTCTTTGCGTTCTTCCTCGGTATCTCGGTGTATGCAGTTTTGAATCGCCGGTTATCGTTTTCGTCTACCCATCCAAAGATGGTGGTCAATAAAAAAATCTGCCACGGCTCTAGGTTGATCCTTTGTCCGGCCCATTGGCCTTTGATGTGTGGAAGCAATTCGATGAATTTACAAACTCGGTTCGCGTGGTAATCGCTAAACTCGTATTTGAATCCGTCGCTTCCCCTCCGGTCTAGATCTCTTTTCTGTCTTTCGCATGCCTGAATTACAAACTCGCACGCTAATATCCTATCGTTTAGGACGTCATCTATGTATTGATTGGCTATCTCGACATACGATTTCAAAACTCATCCCACTCATCCGGCTCTTTATTCTCGCTTTTCGCTTTTGAAACTCTGGTCCGGCTCGATGGTGTCATCCCAAACTCGGTCAGCATGGCTTTCATCTGGTCGAATGATCTCTGCATTATCATGAAATATGGAGACCGAACTGGATAACCATCCTTCCCTTTTACCACCGCTCCGTGTTTTGAAATCATATCTGTTGCATCTTTCCATGTCGCGTAGCTTTCGCAATACAAAACTAGCGCCGTCACATCGATGTTGGTCATGATTCCCGCTTCGGTTAGCTGGTCGCAAACTATATCCCAATGGATTCTGGCGAGCGGAGTTAAATCCTCCGGCGGTTTTATATTGTCTGCTGCCGGTGTTGGCTCATCTTTATTTTCCCGATGCTTCCTGTTCGTCCCTTTCACCATTTTCAAATGCGTGGGAACTGGTAATCTACCCGATGTCATTTTTCATTTCCTCGAAGGTTTTCCCTGTTTCGGCGTGCGTCGCTTGTTGCCCTGTGAAGTTTTGCCACCGTTCAACTATAACATCGGCGTACTTTCCGTCCAATTCCATGAGCCGAGCGTGCCGGTTTAGTTTTTCGCTGGCTATTAACGTCGAACCTGATCCGCCAAACAGGTCCAAGATGATATCTTCCTCTCTGGAACTGTTCTGGATCATGCGTTGAATTAATGAAACCGGCTTCATTGTGGGATGCATATCATTGCTTGTCGGCTTCGCTTCTCTGATAACTGTGGAGTTATTTCCGTTCCGGTATTCGTTTATGATTTGGACCAACTGTTTTTTGTCTAGCTTGGTGATATTGATGTCGTCATCGATAACTGTTTTCTTATCAAATGCTCCGTACCATTTATGCGCTTCGCCTTCCTTCCATCCATAAAGAATTGCTTCGTGTTGCCATTGGTAATCCTGCCTGCCTAGCACCATTGAATTCTTAACCCAAACTAACGTTTGCTTGACCAGAAACCCCGCGTTGATTAATCCGTTTCGGAAGTTCGTCACCTCGCCTTCGGCGTATGCAACGTATATCGGTCTTCCCGCTTTGGTTATCGCGTGGGCCGATGTGAACGCGTCTAATAGAAACTGCTGAAATGCTCCCGAATCCATGTGATCGTTTTCGATCGTCATTCCATCTTGGCCTTCGTAGTTAACGTTGTATGGTGGATCGGTCCAAACCATGTCCGCTTTTGTGCCGCCCATTAGTTTTTCGGCGTCATCGATGCTGGTTGAATCGCCGCACATGATTCTGTGGTTTCCTAAAATCCAGATGTCGCCTGGTTTGTTGGTTGCCGTTTCTGGTATCTCCGGTGTTTCCTCATCGTCGGTTTCGCCTTCCTTCGGTTCGGTATCAAAGATTTCTGATAATTCGTCTGCATTGAAACCGGTCAGGCCCAAGTCGTATCCGGCTTCCTGTAAAATTCCTAACTCGATGGCCAACAGTTCGTCATCCCATCCGGCGTCTAATGCCATTCGGTTGTCCGCTAGGATGTATGCTTTTTTCTGATCGTCGCTCATGTAGTCAATTAAAACCGTCGGCACTTCCTCGATGCCTAATTTCTTCGCCGCCATGATTCGTCCGTGGCCTGCAATTATTCCGCCTTGCTCATCTATGATTACTGGATTCACGAATCCGAATTCTTTAATGCTCGAAGCTATCAAAGCCACTTGGTCGTCGGTGTGTGTTCGTGCGTTGTTGGCGTATGGAATTAGGTCCGCAATTGATGTCATTAGTCGTTTAGTCATTTTTCACCTTTTAGGGTATATGAGAATTTAATGGGGGCGTCGGTCACGGTGCGGTGGTGTTTTTACTTTGAACCCGCCCTCCCCGTGGTAGTTTCTGTACCGGTCTTGCTCTGGTGGCATGGTTTGCAAATACATTGCAGGTTTGAAAGGTCATCTGTTCCGCCCTGTGTTTTAGGTTTGATGTGGTCAACGTCTTGGAATTCTGTGTATCGTCCCTGTGTTAAGCATGGCTGGCATAATCCTTTATCCCGTTGAATAACAAACCTTCTTATCTTTCGCCACTCTGAGCCGTATCCTCGTTCGGTTGTTGTCTTGTTTCTATTCTCTTTTGATCTGGTCCACTTGCCTCTCGGCTTATAACTTCTGGCTCGATGTATCGGTGAAGCTATTGGCATGATTCTTTCCTTATGTTATCCGCTCTGTTTCCATTATCTGTTCGATGGCCCAGATGCAGTCTTCCTCGATGTCCTTTGTGTTTGCTCTGCTATCGTATGTTCCTATCAGCATCTCGTATGGTATCTCTGCCACTCTTGGATCTGTATCGTCCATGATCCTTAATCGCCCATCGAATGATATGGTCACTCGATTGCCGTTCCTTACTTCTTTTTGTAGTCGCTTAATGAATTGTTCGTTGCCCATCGTCCATTCCTTATCGCGTGCCTGTTGCTTACGATAACACCGGTCCTGTTGATTTGCATTCCACTATCCTCATCCCGTATATGTATGATCCGTTATCGGCCTGCCTTTTTCGGCTTCTCTTTTCCTTTTCGCACTGTAATGAATCTATCATCTCTCGGTTCAATTGATTGATGTCCGCCTTACTCATGAATATCTTTGTTGGTGGATTGCCTCGTTGCTCGTAGTGTATCCGCCGTTGCTTCTTTATGTTGTCGAGCATCGGTGTTTCGATTGTGCTGCCATGTCTGATTAGCGTATTTCCGTGATCTGATTCGTTACTCATTTCTTTTCGCCCTCTACTTTTTCGGTGATCATAAGCGTGAGCATTCCTTTGCCTGATTCGTCTTTGGGTTTTCTAACTATCCTGATTTCGTCCACTTGGTTATCGTCTATCCAGAATTCGGCGTGCGTTAATGCGTCGAACGCGGCCTTGATGTAATTGTCTATATCTCGCTTCCGGTTGCATGGTGGGTAGAAGTTTATGTGGACCGCCAGCTTTTCGGCTATTGGAACGTGGTTTGGTAATTGATCAATGATTGCCTGGATTGCTGTTGTTCTGAACTTCCTTCCTTTTTTGCTGATTATCTGACTTGGCCTTCCTGTTCTTCGATTTGTTATCGAGCGCCAATATCCGTTTACGCTTGGTGGGAATGGTAGTCTCAGATTCCATGCTTTCATGGCTTGTTTCCCTCTATGAAACTCTTTGCCTCATCTGGTGTTCTTAATCCGATCTGTTGCCATGTTTGTCCTTTCCGGATCAGCGGCACGTAATTATGTATTGTTTCTTTTCTGTTGAAATCAAATCCGAACGTGTCCTTCCTTATGCAATATAGTCCGCACTCGCTTTCCATGTATATCGAATTGCCGACTTTCGGTCTTTGCCATTTGATCTCGCTCATCTATTCCAATCCTTAATTGCTTGCCAAACTTCTAGCGGTACTCTGTTGGTCCACTCTAGTGATTCGGCTATTAATTCCTGCCATGCTTCAGCTTGCGTTCTTCCGAATGTTTCTCGGTATGTGTTATGGCTTCCATTTGTTTTTACTCTATCGCAATCGTAGCATAACGGAATTATGGCCCACATTCCGATCAGGATTTTATTGTGCCTGAATGTCGAGCCGTAAAGATGGTCTGCTATTGATGGCCCTCCGCCGCACTCGATGCATGGTTTTGTTTTTACCCACTTGATGAATTCTTTTTCATCCTTGTTTGGGCCTCTGGTTTTCTTTGTTGCTTTCCTCTGCATTATCTCACCACCAAATCTAATTCCAGTTTGTCATGATAATACGCTTGGATCTCTTTTCTAAATCGGTTGTGTTGTTTGGTGGTCATGATGCTGGTTATTGCGAAAAGGTGCATTACTGCCATTTGCTGTTTCGGCGTCATAAAGTCGTATCCGATTTTCGTTAATGTCCAATCGATTCGTTTAGCCGTTTCCTGTTCGTCTTCGTCATGCCGAACTATCGGAACTCCGATTTCTGATTTTATGAAATTGCGAACGTACCTTTCGCTTTCGCCTGTGAACTCTGATATCTCTTTTATCCATGCCGCCTGCAG